GGGTGATATTGATCGTCGTATGGATATCCCCCCAACTCTCGGTAAATGGGAATATGCTGAAACTGATATTGTAAACATTCACCCACCATATCAATATCGTGCATGCGATCCTCTTGGTAAAGAACCACCATTCGGCGGTGAAGTCAATATGATGCCAACCAAAACTTGGCAAGAACAAGTTGATCGCATCATGCGTCTAAAAGAAATGTTTCTTGAGTACGGAAATAATCCGTCAGCCTCTTGCGTCAACCATGGTCATATTCATGTCTTTGTTCCAGGACTGAAAGATGATATTGCTGGATTGAAGCGATTGGTTGGATATATTCAAGATAATCAAGAAGATACGATTGAAGCCTGTTATCAATTCTACGAAACTTCTGAGATGAAGCAGTGCGAAGGCGCAAAGATGTATCTGAAGTTTGATGGTGGTCGCCCAATGCCTGAGTATATGTGCGACAATATTATTGAACTTGCTACTGACTTCAATCACTTTATCAAATTACATGCTGCTGGAAAAGATGGCGTGTCAATGGGTCGCCCTTTTAGATACGCCATCAATACTTATTGCATGAAGCATACTGGTACAATCGAGTTTCGTTGTTTCCGCTCAACTACAAAGCGAGAAGAAATGGAATCTCAATTTCGATTTGTTGAAATGTTTATAGACGCAGCATTGAATGGTGGATCATCTGTTCGCGAGATTCTGGCTAATAATACGTTCAAGTTCCCACCATTTGTGTGGAACTTAGATGAGTATCATGGTTGGCAGCAAACCAAATATCCAAAGGAACGTGGAGAAAAGAAACGCGAGTTCCATGAAGTTGTGTGACACAAGTCGCGATGAATTTGTCGCGCATATAACTGAGAACAAAGCAGACTCTTTCGCCAAGACTTTTGTAGCGAAAGCAGATATGCAGGAACAATGGCAGTACTGTATTGGATGTTGGGAAGGCGGAGAGTTGGCTGGCGCGATTATCACTACTCGTTCGAAGAAAACTCCATATGTTTTCAATCTACAATTGCTTCATACATTTGCAAAACATAGACGTAAGGGTGTTGCAAGATTGCTTACTCAAGATTCTCTTGATCGCGCACAAGGTCTTGGCACCAGTTACTATCGTGTTTCAGCAGAGCCTGATGCAATTGTTTTCTATGAGTCTATGGGATTTAAGTTCTTGGGAAAACAGAAAAGCGGATGCTCTCTGAGTATGTTCAAAATCAATGGAAAGAATTTTGCTGATGGTATCTATGATCTTTCAGATCCTGTAATACACGCAGCAGTATACAAAAAAGGTAAAGGTGGTTGTGTCGAAGTCTTTGCAGCGTCGTGAACAATTCATTCGTTGGTATGCGTGGTCGATGCAGTTTGGCGATTGCGATCCAGCGGTATGGATGACAAACTATCTTCATAATCGTTATGAACACAATGATGAGGAAAGACTCTGGCTTGCATGGCTTTATGGTAACACCTATCAATTGCCAACTGCATGGGTTCTAAAAAATGAATTCCCAGACTATGAACTTGCTACCGTTGATCGTATCGAATGGTGGAACTCTAGTAATTATACTAGATTGCGCTATCAAACAGACACAAAGTGGAACAAAGGTCACTTGCCTGCCATGTTCGCATCTTACCAAAAATTTATTGGCAAGAAAACTCAACGTGAGGTTCTAGAAAAATATTATGGCGACAACGAAACACAATCTTTCCACAATCTTTGGAATAATCTTAAGACTTCTCTTTACAAATTTGGTCGCTATTCCACTTGGTTTTACCTTCAGCATCTTACTCATACTGCTGGCATTAACTGTGTACCTGACAGCCTCATGCTTGACGATTTTGCAGGGTCTCGTTCTCATCGTAATGGTTTGCATCTCGCCATCGGGCAAGATGACAAATATGATGCTAAACTCACTGCTGCAGAATGCGCAGACCTTGAAAGCATCGCCAAAGAGATTCTTGAGGAAACCAGATCTAGATTCCCTCAACTGAGCAATCAAATCGATTTCTTTACGATGGAAACTTGTTTGTGTTCATTCAAGAAAATCTTTCGTGAACATCATGGACGTTATCTTGGCTATTATCTTGATCGTCAATCAGAAGAAATTGAGCAAGCAGAGGGTGATGGCTGGACTGGTATTGAATGGAATGTTTTGTGGCAAGCAAGAAACGAAACTCTCGATTCAAGGCTTGCTTCGCGAAATAAAATCAACAAAGAAAAGTTTACTTATTTCCTGAGAACAGGTAAACTAGAAAGAATGAATTGGATGTTCCAAGACGAAGAAGAAGTTAAGGAAGGTTTGGAGGCATTATGGTAAGAGTGATTGCGATGGGTGGTGAGCCAGCAACTGGCAAAACCACCCTCATGTTTCGATTGATTTCGATGGCTGACGATTGGCAAACAGTCAAACCAGAGAAACTTCTTGATGCTGTGTATTCCAAGAAATTGAATCTTTATATTCTTGGCAAGTATGTAGACGATGGTAATGTATTTCAAGGAACAGATCGTTTGTCAATGGCAGTTCAACCAGATGCTACTGCGTTCTTTAGTAATCTTGCATATGAATCAAATGCAGATGGTCACAATGTAAATGTTATCTTTGAAGGTGATCGTTTGTTCAATGGTAAGATGCTTGATCGTCTTTCTGAACTATTCCCAAATGATTTCAAGATTCTAATCCTTACAGTTAAGGATAGCACTCTTGATCAACGTCACATTGATCGCAAAGATGATCAAGATGACAAATTCAAAAATTCTCGTAAGACCAAAATCTCCAATATCATGGGGTCGCTGACTCTCATGGACTATATAGAGACAATGGTCAACGAAAACCTCGATGATCAATCTAAGATTATTGACAATATTAGAAAATTTTACAACTGGAGTGAATAATTATGCAGTTAGAAGTTAAAGTTGAAGAGTTGCGCAAGAAAAAGTTATTTGTGGCAACTCCAATGTATGGTGGCATGTCTCATGGCATGTATGTAAAGTCCTGTTTAGATTTACAAGCAATCTGCGGACAATATGGTATTGAAGTTCGTTTCTCATTCATCTTCAATGAATCATTGATTACTCGCGCTCGCAACTATCTTGCTGATGAGTTCCTTCGCGCAGAAGGATTCACTCATATGCTCTTTATCGATGCAGATATTCATTTCGATCCACGTGATGTGATTGCATGTCTTGCTCTTGATAAGGACATCATTGGTGGACCATACCCAAAGAAGTCTATCAAATGGGGTGCAATTAAAGAAGCAGTCAAGCGTCATCCAGATATTGAGCCTGGTGAAATGGAAAAGGTTGCTGGTGATTTCGTCTTCAATCCTGCTCCTGGTACTGTCAAGTTTAGTGTTGCTGAGCCAATTCAAGTTCTAGAAATTGGCACAGGATATATGATGATTAAGCGTCAAGTCTTTGAACGTTTTAAAGAAGCATATCCAGAATTCAGTTATAAGCCAGATCATGTTGGTCAAGCCAACTTTGACGGTTCGCGATATATCCATGCATTCTTCGATACCGTCATTGATCGTAAGCGTAAAGTGAACGTTGATGGCGTTGAACGCGAAGTCGGTGGATCTGATCGTTATCTCTCAGAAGATTATATGTTCTGCCAATGGTGGAGAAACATCGGTGGTGAGATTTGGCTCTGCCCATGGATGAAGACTCATCACATCGGAACATATGCATTCACTGGTGACATGCCAGCAGTTGCTAATTACGTTGGCACTCTCTAATATTGTATGATCGTAGGTTTAGTTGGCTTTATTGGAGCAGGTAAAGGCACAGTTGCAGATCTCTTGGTAGAACGTCATGATTTCTTCAAAGAAAGTTATGCGAACAGCCTGAAAGATGCTTGCTCGATTATATTTGGTTGGAATCGCGAAATGCTTGAAGGTAACACACCTGAATCAAGAGCATGGCGTGAACAACCAGACGTATGGTGGTCAGAAAAACTCGATCGTGAGTTTTCGCCAAGATTAGCACTCCAGCTAATGGGCACAGAGGCAGGGCGGGATGTATTTCACCCTGACCTCTGGGTTCATACTGTAATGCGTCGCTGCGAGCAATCACCATGGAATAATTATGTGATTGCTGATGTTCGTTTCCCAAATGAAATCGATGCAATTGTGAAATCTGGCGGCAAAGTTATTCGCGTTCGTCGTGGTGATGATCCTGAATGGTACAGTCTTGCTCGTGAATGCAATCTTTATAACAAACAAGAAATAATGCGCAATGCTTATCCAGAAGTTCACTTTAGTGAGTGGGCTTGGATTGGTGCACATTATGATATTGTGATGGATAATAATTGTTCGTTAGATGAGTTGACCGTGAGGGTTGACAAGTTGGTTGATTCGTTATATAATAATCGTGTTGAAGCAAATGAGGTCGTTAATTATGAAACTTTCTGATGATACTGTGCAAGTCCTGAAAAACTTTTCAGGCATTAATCAAAGTTTGCAATTCAAGTCTGGCAATACTTTGAAAACTATCTCTCCCCTCAAGACAATCTTCGTTGAAGCAACTGTTGGTGAGAGTTTCCCAAAAGAGTTCGCTCTTTATGATTTGAATAAACTCTTGGCAAAAGTCTCCTTGTATAAGGATGCTGAGTTGTCGTTTGATGATGACAAACTCAACATCAGTGCAAACAAGAAGTCTGATTACATCAAGTATTGTTCGCCGAAAGTTATTGTGACTCCACCTGAGAAGGCGATCACGTTTGGTGATCCTGATTGTTCATTCAGTCTCTCGCAAGAAGATCTCGATTGGATGCGCAAGAGTGCGGGCATCTCTGGCTCACCAAACTTCGTATTTGAGAGCGATGGTTCCACGATTCACTTCATTGCTACCGACGTGAAGGATGATTCTGCTGATCAGTCCAAGATTGAAATCGGCACGGCTGAGAATGGTAAAGAATTCAAGGTTGTGATGAAGGTCGAAAACTTCAAGTTGCTTGAAGGTTCGTATGATGTTGCAATCGCTAAGAAAGGTCTTGCGCGATTCAAGCACAAGACTGTTGACATCACTTACTACATCGCAATTGAAGCCGCAAGTTCGACATTCGGAGAATAATCATGGCACTTGATAAAGCAAAGGTTTTGGGATGCCTTCAAGAAATCTCAAACTCGTTAACTCGCATTGAGGCTGAACGCGATCTGATTAAAGAGATTCTCCAGAAAATGCAAGACGAATGTGAGATTCCAAAGAAGTTGTCTCGCAAACTGGCAAAGGTTTATCACAAACGTAATTATGAGGAAGAAGTTGCAGAACAGAGTGACTTCCAAACCATTTACGAAAACGTGGCTAAATAAACTAGATGGGACGCAATACTCTAATTTGACGGCACTATCCGCCAGACTGCTCGCCGTGGGAGTTCACCTTCCCCGTCCCATCTTCTCTTTGGAGTTATATTATGCATAAAGATGATCTAAAAGTATTGATTATTATTCTTTTATTCGCCGCATTCGCTCTCGTCAACACATTTTTTCTTTGGGTTCCTGCATCAGCACCACCTGTAATGTTGGTGTTGTTCGTTGGATTGTATTCGATATGGGAGCATAAGTATGGCAACAAGGCGTAATTTTTTCAAGTATCTTGGTCTTGCTGGTGGTGTTGCTGGCGGTGGTATTGTAGCCGCCGCCGCTGTTCTTCCTGATGCTGATAAGTGTAAGGCAATAGAAGAAATTAAAGCCGCTGGTTACAATGGCAAGTTAAACATTGGCACTGAGTATGGTGAACTTGCATCACCAGACGGCACTATCAGTTGTGGTCCCAAATTTGTTCCAGGAACACAAAAGCATGTAACCGCAAGTATGACCGTCGGTCCTGATGGCGAGATGTACTTGATGACAAACGGAAAATGGCGTAGAATAGTAACTGAATAAGCAATCAGGAGTTATATT